ATGAGCGACTGGGAAGTCCTGGTCAGTGACGTGCTGATCCTGCTCAGCCTGAGGTCCATCACCCCAGACCAGGCCGTGTCCTGGCTGTGGATGCTGGTCGAACTGGAGGAGGCTCGCACGTGAGCGAGTGGTGGCAGGTGCTCATCACTGCAGCCACCGGTGGAGTCATCGGTGCGCTGCTGGTCTACCTACTGGAACACAACAAGTGAAAGCAACACCCATACCGCAGCGATCCCGGGACCTCGTAAGGTCCCGGGATCGCTACCGGTGTGCTAGGTGCGCAGTCCCTGCACCGACAGGTCATTGGCACCACCGTCGGTCGCGTTCGGTGCGCGACAGCCATACCCACTGTCCCTGCAATGGGGTCTGGTTGTGTAGTACCTGCCACCGATGGGCTCATCACAACCCCACGGACGCCCGCGCCAAGGGCTTCATCCTGGACCGTTCCTGCGACATGCCGTGGAAGGTCCCGTTCAAGCATCCGCTGGACTGGCGGACCCCTGACTGCGACGGTGGCTGGAGGTCGGAACTGTGACGCTTAGGCACCTAAAGATGACCGAGGCCCAGTTCACCCAGCGAGTGATCGACACCGCGAAGTTGTACGGCTGGCTGGTGACGCACTTCCGCCCGGCCAGAACCGAGAAGGGCTGGCGTACCGCCCTGTCCGGTGACTCCGGCTTCGTCGACCTGGTGATGGCCCGGGCCGGAGAGGTGATCCACGCCGAGTTGAAGGTCGGCGGAGGACGACCCCGGCCCGACCAGGTCTCCTGGGCTCAGGCCCTCGGTGCCACCCACCGGCTCTGGTACCCCGAGGACTGGGACGACATCGTGACCGAACTCAGAACCCGTCGCCCCACCGCATCGGTCGACCCCGCCGCTCGTTCTCAGCCCGGGTGAACGCCAGCGCCTTCTTCCTGCTGTGCAGGTTGAGGTCCAGCGCGGCGACGAACCTCCCCGACAGCCTGGCGTCGAAGTAGGCGACCTGCCACATGGTGGCCACCTGGGCGTCGAACGCCTCCTTCGCCCCGCTCAGCCAGAGCAGTCGCTCGACCGGGTCGTGGGGTGCTTCGGAGAAGTCGATGCGCAGGCTCGGCTGGGTCGTGGTCATATGACTTACTGTACCTTTCTCAGTAAGATAGGCGTATGCCACTGACCCCGGAACAGATCAAGAGACTGCTCACCCCCGTCCGGCCCGACCGCATCGAGAAGGTGCGCGGCCAGTCCTACGTCCCCCAGTTCGAGGTACGCGCCGAACTGAGCCGGGTGTTCGGCTTCGGCAACTGGGACTCCCGCATCCACGACATGACCCTGATCTATGAGTCCGAGGACGTGCGCGAGAACGGCACCTACTGGAAGGTCTGCTACCGCTGCGCCTGCACCCTCAGCATCCGTGACTACGAAGGTGCCCCGCTGTGCGAGTTCACCGAGTGGCACGCCGAGGAGTCCGCTCCCCAGCCCTCCCGTGGTGAAGCCCACGCCCTTGCCCTGACCTCTGTCGAGTCCTACGCCTTGCGCCGGGCCTGCATCAACCTGGGCGACACGTTCGGCCTGCACCTGTACCGCGACGGTCAACTCGGGCCGCTCATCAAGGGCACCCTGCAGACCACCGACCACGACTCCCCGTTGTATGTGCCGGGCCAGACTCCACCCCCCAACAATCCTGTGCTGACCGACGAGCAGAGGGCCACCCTGTCGGCGTCTCTGGGTGCAGTCGAGATCGACCCGTCCACCACTGAGGCTGACCCGCACGCGATGGCCGCACAGTGAGTGTCTGCGTGGGCGGGGAGACTGCGAGGTGCCGCGAGTGCGACGACGGCCTGTGCGCCCTGTGCGACACCACCGCCTGGACCGCGATCGGCGGCAAGCCGGTGGTGTGCTGCTGCTGGGCCGACAACCACGGAAGGGAGGCGCGCCGTGGACCTTCAGATGCTCGACCAGATGCCGACTCGTCCCATGACCGCCGATGAGCAGAAGATGTCGGACGACTTCTACGCCGCCGTGCAAGGGGCGACCAACACCTCGGCCCGCAGCATCCAGGCAAGTGGCCACCGGGTCGGCGTCTCCGACCTGGGGCACTGCTCCGAGCGGGTCCGGCGGCACCTGCTCGGGCAGCCCGAGCCCCCGACCGACAAGACCGCAGCCTTCATCGGCACCGCGTTAGGAGACCACATCGAGGCAGCGATGACTGCTCTCTACCCGAATCTGGTCAGGCAGGCCGAGGTCAGCGTCACCCTGTACGGCGACACCGGCACCTACGTGCTGATGGGACACCCGGACCTGATCGAGCCCAGCGGGAAACTCATCGACGTGAAGACCACTCGGGGACTGAACCGGGTGCGCAAGACCGGACCCTCCCAGCAGCAGCAGTTCCAGCGGCACCTGTACGCGAAGGCCTCGCACGCAGCCGGTCTGTTCGCCGACAATGTCTCTCTCGCCGATGTGCGGGTGAGCAACATCTGGTTCGACCGAGCGGGGGATGACCGTGAGCCGTATGTCCACGAAGAACCGTACGACGAGCGAGTTGTCGAGGCTGCCACGGCCTGGCTCGACGATGTCGTCTACGCCTTCCAGCACGGAGAGGAAGCCCGCAAAGAGCCTCCCATCCAGATGTGCGAGAAGGCCTGCGGCTTCTTCCTGGACTGTCGTGCGGGCCGTGGTGGTCCGCAGGGGCTGATCGAGGACCCCGACCTGCTGGCCGCTGTCGAGATGCAGCGCGAGGCGATGGAGTTGGAGCGCCGGGCCCGTCGGCTGAAGGACGAGGCGAAGGCTGCACTGAAGGGGATCGAGGGATCGACCGGTGCGTACACCGTGAAGTGGGTCAAGATCGGTGGCGGTCACGTCTCCTACGACCGCACCCCCTACGAGAAGTTGGATGTGCGGCCCATCCGATGACGTCCCCACTCGGTCCCGGCTGGTCGGCTACGGCTGGCCAGCATGACAAGTCCGGCCATGATGGCGTCCTCTCTGGTGGCGCTGGCCGGGTGGGGCTTACGGTCGAACGTGTCTAACCATCGCGTTCACTACGCGGGCCTGGACCCTCATCTCCAAGCCCGCTGCTCATGCAAGCAGAAGTCGCCGGTCGGCAGTCGTGCCGATGTCGACACCTGGTACTACTCCCACCTTGCTGAGATCGAGCGCATCCGCACTCACCTGGGCACCAGGAACCCGTCACTGAACACCCAGTGGGCCTGGTTCTCCGAGCAGGCTGTCAACGAGGACAACCCCACGGAGGACCGGGCCCTCTGGCGTCAGATGGCCGACGAGATGGCGGCGTTCATCGAGGTCAAGAACGCGCCGGCTCTGCAGCAGGACCCGCTGTTTTAGGTTGCCTAAGACGGCCACTCAGTACATGACCGCGTTCGCTGTGGCGGTCACCGGGGTGCCAGCCATCGTGGTGCCGTCGGTCAGCCGGTAGGCCGTCGCCGAGATCCGGTCGACGTTGTCGAAGACCATCGCCTTCCAGGCCACGTCGCCGGTCTCCTGCACCATCACCGACAGCACCCCCGACCGGCCAGCCAGGTCTGCCAGGTCGAGCACGTCGAAGTTGCCCTCCGCGTCGGTGGTGGTGTCCACCTGGTACACACCCATGGTGATCGGCAGCCCCTGGGTGTAGGGACCGGACAGTTCCAGCAGCGCCTCGCTGGCCACCCAGCCGGTCTGGTTCGGTGGCCGGGTCCACTTCAGGCCGTCCCAGAACTCGACGATCCCCGGCCCGGTCTCCAGCATCGACAGCATGTTGAGGGTCGGGAACGGCAGCGACGCAAACCGGGCTGCGTCGTTGGCGAAGTGGTGCACCACCGACGCCATGCCGTTGTCGTTCAGCCCGACACCGGAGGCGGACACCCCCAGGTAGCGGGCCTGGTGAGCCACCACCCCCAGCGGTGTCGCCGCCGAGCCGTCACCCAGCAGCGAAGTGTCATGGGAGATGGCACCCACCGGGGCGACCGCCGGAGGTGATGCCTTCCAGGTGTTGGTCGGGGTGTCCCAGGTCAGCACCTGCCCGTTCTGCGGGCTCGGGGTGTCGACGTTGGGGATGTCGTCCAGCCGGGCCTGTGGGGCGTAGTCGACCTCGATCGCGTACGGGTCCGCCGCGCTGCCGACACCGACAGCGGTGGTCAGGAACTGACCGTTGTTGCTGTCGGTGTGGTAGGTCGCAGCGTCAATGATGAACGGGTCGGAGGGAAGGCCGGAGCCTTCGATCACGATCCCGCCCTGACCGATCATCTGGCAGGAGCAGGTGTTCCCACCGCAGCATCCACTGGGCATCAGAGTCCACCTCTCGTTGTGTGCATTGTCATGCCTTGATGACCTTCCCGGGGAGATTGGGCAGTCGGAACTGGGTGCCGGACTCCCCGGAGGTGTTCCAGCGGGTGCCGATGGCGACGAACAACTCGGGGTAGTCGGTGCGGTTCTTCACCGCGCCGTTGCAGTAGAACCAGCCGCTCGGGGCTGCCGCCGTGGGCGAGGGCTGGGACGGCTGGGCGATCGCAGCCACCGGGATCAGCCCACCGAACGAGCCCGTTGCCCCGCTGGCGTAGTCCACGGTGCCGCCGAACGACGTGATCGCCAACTGCCGGTTGGAGGCGTAGATGTTGTAGTGCGACACCCGGCCCTCCTGACCCGACGCCAACGCGGTCTGCCCCTGGATCAAGGTGTAGGCACTGCTCAGGACGGCGACCAGGACGTTGGTGGTGTCACCGGAGGAGGACAGGGGCAGGGCGGCGCGGGTCATCGTCCACTCCACGTCGCAGGCGATGAGGTTCTCACCGACCCGGCGGGTCTCCTGCCGGTCGAGTCGGAAGCCTGAGGCGGCGACCCAGGCGTCGTTGTCGTTGGAGGTGCTGTACTTCGCCTCCGCGACCGGAGCGACGCTGGCTCCGCCGTACTCGGTGATGATCCCCGGTGGGGTGCCGTCGTCCAGCCGCCAGGCCGAGAACTGCCGCTGCGTCGCCGGGAGGGTGAAGAACTTCCGGATGTACGTCAGCCTCGGCCAGGTCGCGTCGGTGCGCCCACCCTGGTACTCAGTCACCCGCTGCAGCCCGTAGCCATCCGGGGTTGCCTGGCTGGTGCCCATCCAGTAGCGGGTGTTGTCGGGGGTGTACAGCGCCCCGGGGTCACTGTGGAAGAAGCCGTTGAAGTTGGTCTCGGCAGCATTCCAGTCATTGATCAGGATGCTGTACGGGGACAGCCCCGGACCCATCAGGTCGGAGGCGGTGCGGACGCTCGGTCGTCGTTCCTCGTGCAGGACGCGCTTCTCGATCTCGCGCATCCAGTCCGCCGCATCCTGCGGAGCCCGCCAGGAGTTCGCGCCACCCATCTCAGTCCGCCTCTGCTGCCATGTCGCTGTCTGGGTCGTTGCCGCCGTTGGGAGCCGGGGAGAAGACCACGTGCACCTTCTCACCGGACTCGTCGGACTCCACCGCCACCGAGTCCAACTTCTGCCACTGCGACACCTGACGGGGCGTGTTGACACTGCGTAGCGGCAGCCACACGCCCGGGATCAACTGCTGGAAGCCGATGTTGGCCGTCGGGGACAGGGTGGTGTTGTCGGGGATGCGCACGATCAACGGAGCGGGCCACCGACCACTGATATTGCGCTTCGCCTGAGCCACCAGAGCCGCCTCAGCCGCCGCCTTGGCCTCTGGGGTCATCGCCTCACCCCCAGCACCCTCAGAGTCGCTGTAGGACGACGCCAACTGCTCAATCGGGCCGTAGGGGACCATTCCCTTCGCCTCGGAGGTCCAACCGACCACTCCGGAGCCGTTGGTGACCGCGAAGAAGGTCGCCAACTGCATTCCGTACTCGGTGACGATCGGAGAGTCGCTGAAATCGCCGTCGCGCATCTCCGGCAGTCGTCCGATCGGCCGGTGGGTGTCCCACAGGATGATTCGGCGCCCCACGGTGCAGTAGTCGAGCCCTCCGGTCGCCGCGAGGTCGTCCACCTCCTCCCAGCACGACCTGGACCAGTCCGCGACGATCCTGGACTCCTTGGCGTCGTTGGCGAACTCCAAAGCGGTCAGATACGGCAGCACATTCGGGTCGAACGGGGCCAGCGCCTGGGTGATCAGCAGCGCAGCCCGCCGAACCACGCTTAGGAGACCTAAATAGGTGTCCGGAGTGCTGCCGGAGCCCTTCTTGATCAGCCGGTAGGCGTCGTTGTAGCCCGCGCGCATGATCCGGCGGTAGACGTAGGCCATCACGTCCTTGGCCTCGAACTCCACACTGTCGGAGGTGTACGCGATCCGGGTGATCGGGCCCTCCCAGACCCGCACCCCGTCCCGGTAGACCACGATCTCGTGCATCCACGACCGGATGGAGGCGTAGAGCGACCCACAGTCGAACGAGTAGCCGTTGGTGAACACCGTGCAGGAGGAAATGTCGTCTCTGACCCGGCTGAAGTTGAGTTTGGTGGCCGGAGTGATCTCGCCGAGCAGTTTCTGCCCGCCCTGCTGGTACAGGAACACCCGGTACTCACCGCAGCCCAGCGATCCCTGCGGTCTGCCGACCCCGGCGGACGGCAGCGTGCCCGCTTCCTTGCCCGGAGGGTCGATGGCGTGGAACGTGAACGAGTTCGACCAGTCCGAGGCGATGGAAGCCGCGTTGTCGTAGGTGCGGACCTGCCACTCGTAGTCATAGCCAGGGACGAAGGTGTGGTCCTGTACCACCCAGGACGTGGCCGCACCGGGAACTCCGGGGGCGACCGCTCCCAGCAGCATGATCCAGGCGTCGTCGGACACCGGGGGCGCAATCCCCGCCGTCACTTCCTTGGTGTGGCCCAGTGCCCGCCAACGAATGTCGGCCTTCGCCTGCTTGGCCCCGGCGTCGGGGTCGATGAACTTCCAGACGAACGTGGTCGGCGTGTCGATCGGCACCGGGGACTTGTTGATGGGTGAGACCAGGGTCGGAGGGGTGCTGGTCGACTCGGAGTAGAAGGTGAACAGCGTTGACCAGGCACCCCACAGGCTGCTGCCGTCCCGGGTCTTGACCATCCACTCGTAGAAGGCGTTGCCCTTGAAGGTGCCCGGGTTGAAGACCCACTCGTTGTGCGAGGACGACGGGGGTCCGGCCACCTTGGGGGCCAGGTTGGTGAGGGTGTTGGGGTACTGGGTGACGTAGGTCCAGGAACTGGCCGCGACCGAGGAGGTGGCCGAGGTGCGGTACGCGATCTGGAACCCGGACTGGTAGTCGGCGTAGTCGGAGTCGTTGTGCGTCCAGCCGAACACCGCCGACGACAGGACCGGCAGCATCATCCCCTCGGACTGTCCGTTGATCCGCTGGTCGGTCGGCGGCAGCGGGGCCTTGTTGGTCCAGAAGTCGATGCTGTTGTACCCGGTCGAGTACATTCCCTTGGCGTCCTGGGCGTACAGCCGGACGTAGTAGTGCGTGTTCTGGGCCAGCCCGGCGATGTCGTAGGTGGCGATCTTGCCTTCCTTGTCCCACGTCACCCAGGCTGAGAAGCCGTCCTTCTTGCTGGAGAAGTTGGACGAGGTCGACCAGCGCACCAGCATCCGGACCTTCTGCTTGTCCGGGTCGAAGACGTTCGCTGTGATCCTGACCTTGGTGGTGGCCTTGGTCAGCATCCCCGCCTGCGCGTCGACGTTGTTGACCTTGGGACCGCTGGGAACCGTCGGCGGGATGTTGCCGGGAGGTGGGGT